ATCTTCTTTACGATTTTGCAACTCAAAACTAAAAGGGGAACAATGATTGTTCTAGAATTATTTGCAGGATCACGCAGTATAGGTAAGGTTGCAGAGGCTTATGGTCATACTGTTATAAGCGTAGATATTAAGCAGTTTGGTAACATTGATATGGTAGGCGATATATTAGAAATACCTACACAAACATTTAAAGATTTAAAACCTGATGTTATTTGGGCAAGCCCGCCATGCACAACATTTAGTGTTGCTAGTATTGGTACTCATTGGAGCAAACACAAAAAGCCTAAAACAAAAGAGGCTCTTAAAGGTTTAGATATTCTTAGAAAAACTATAAAAATTATAAAAGAATGTAATCCTAAATATTGGTACATTGAAAACCCTCGAGGCATGATGCGTAAAATGCCCGAAATGTTAGGTTTACCAAGGCAAACAGTTTGGTATTGTAAATACGGTGATAAAAGAGCAAAACCGACAGATATTTGGAGCAACAATTTTTATAATCTTTTTAATCCTGATGGTTGGCTACCTCTACCGCAATGCTATAATGGAAACAAACATTGTCATCACGAGGACGCGCCACGTGGCTCAAAAACAGGAACACAAGCGTTAAAAAATAACCACGAGCGCAGCAAAATACCTGAAAAACTTTGCGCATCTATAATACAATCTATAAAATAACTATTTATAAAATGACAGAACTACAACAAACTATATTAGACCAGCGGACTCTACAATATGGATCACATAGAGATTTAACACCAGGTGTTCAAAGCCTGCTTTATACATTGGCTTGTGTAGAAGCTGAGGAGCAACAACTGCAAGAATTTTGTGATAACAACGGAACGTGCTACCAGGTAACAGGTAAGAGCGGAGATGTTTATTCTAGGATGCGCCCTGAGTGGCAACAGCTAAAAGAAGCCAGGATGAGAAAGCAAGCAATTATTGCAAGACTTGAAAATTGGATAGGAGAAGCAGCACCTAAAGATGATGAGTTAACTGAGTTTCTTAAATGAGCTACTACTTTGACAAAGAGGCAGCACAACGCTGTGTAACTTTTATAGAAAAATTTTGCACCCACGTTAAAGGTGAGTTAGCCGGTAAACCATTTATTTTAGAGGAGTGGCAAAAGGCTGATATAATACGCCCGTTGTTTGGATGGAAACGTGAGGCAGATGGATTAAGAAAGTACCGCACCTGTTACGTTGAAATACCAAGAAAGAACGGTAAGAGTAACTTAGCAGCAGCACTAGCACTTTATTTATTGTTTGCAGATGGCGAGCCTGGAGCTGAGATAATAAGTGCAGCCGGTGACAGAGGACAGGCAAATATTGTTTTTCAGATTGCAAAAGAGATGATAAACAACAATAAGCATTTGAGAGCTAGGGCAAAAGTGTTAAGAAACATTGTAGAGCATAAAGGCAGTTGGTATAAATCAATAAGTGCTGAGGCTTACACAAAGCACGGTCTAAACTGTCACGGGATAATTTTTGATGAGTTACACACGCAACAAAACAGAGAGCTGTGGGATGTTCTTAGTACATCAGTAGGAGCTAGAAGGCAACCGGTAATAATAAGCCTAACTACAGCAGGCCACGACCGTTCAAGTATTTGCTACGAAATGCACGAGTACAGCGAAGCAATAATTAACGGCACTATAGTAGATGAAACATTTTTGCCTGTGCTTTACAAAGCTGATGCAGATGATGAGTGGACAAATCCTGAAACATGGAAAAAAGCTAACCCTGGATATGGAACTATTTGCAATGAAGCATATTTTAAAGATGCGGTAAAAAAAGCTAAAAGCAACCCATCTATGATTAATAGCTTTCTCAGGTTGCATCTTAATGTTTGGACTAGCGCAGAAACTGCATGGATTCCTGATGACGTTTATATGAAGGGAGCTAAAGAAATACCATTTGACAGGTTGCCATCACTACCGTGTTATGGAGGGTTAGACCTTGCAAGCACACAAGACCTTACTGCTTTTGCTTTAATATTTAGAGATGATGAAAATGATTGTTTTTATTTGTTGTGTCATCAATTTGTTAATTCAGAAAAGGCACACAGTAAAAAACTATCAGCAGGAATTGATTATATACAATATGCAAGAGATGGAGATGTTACAATTACTCCCGGCAATGTAACTGATTATAGAATTGTAAAGCAGCACATATTAGATGCGTGCGAGAAGTACGATGTAAGGGAAATAGGTTATGATCCAAAATTTTCTACCTATATAGTTTCTGAGCTTATTGAAAATGACGTAGATATGAAACCAATGGGCCAAAATATTACAAGCATGAACGGGCCAACTAAAGAGATGGAAATGGAAATTATGAAGGGCAATGTAATTCATGGCGGTAATAAATGTTTACGTTGGCAATTTGGGTGCGCTATTATCTACACAGACAACAACGAAAACAAGAGAGTTATAAAAGAGCAGAAAGAAAACAAAAAGGTTGATGGTGTGATTGCTAGTATTATAGCTTTAAACAGCTACGTACAAAACCGCATTGATGGAGATGATGATATTATACTAGATATTTTAACACTTTAAATTTGGAACTTTGTACTTTTTGTGCTATACTACGCGCGCATGAGTACCCTAGCAGAAAGAATTAGAGGTTTATTCCGCTATCGTGTAGGAAAATATGACAGCAACACAGTTGCACAAAACGTTGGATTATTTCCTATGACTAAGAGCGGAGCCTCTATAAACGAAAATAGCGCGCTTGCTATTTCGACAGTTTATGCGTGTGTTTACAAGATAGCTTCAACTATTGCTGCACTAGGTCTAGAAATCTATGTAAAAAACGGCAATAGAGTAGAGATAGCAAACGTACATCCAACACGCAACTTAGTAACTGAAAAACCAAACGTAGATCAAACTTCTTATGAATTTTGGGAAACAATAATTGCTTCAGCAGTTTTACACGGTGTAGGTTACGCTATTATTGAGCGCGATGAAAGAGAGTACGCAACTTCAATTACGTGGGTTCACAATGTAGATGTTGAGCTAAAAGAAATAAAAGGAGAGCGCATATACGTAGTAAAGGATTACGGTGTAGTTAGACCTGAAAACATGCTTACCATTTGCAACCTATTTCGCATGAGTCCAATTAAACTGCACCGTGAAAATCTTGGATTAGCTAAAAGCGCACAGGATTTTGGCAGTGAATACTTTGGGCAAAGTGGTCAAATGACAGGGGTTTTAACTTCTGACCAACCACTAAAAAAGGAGCAAATGGATATTATCCAAGGCTCTTGGAATAATGGTGCAGCTAACGCAGGCACAAAGTTGATGCCGTTTGGTTTTAAATATCAGCGTATTTCTATAGCACCGGATGAAGCGCAGTTTATACAAACAAGAGAGTTCCAAGCGCAAGAAATTTGCAGAATATTTAGCGTGCCTGCTGCTTTAGTTCAATTACCTGGTCAGACAACATACAACAATGTTGAGCAACAAAATTTAATGTTTGCTAGGCATACTATTATGCCATGGACTAAGAGAATACAGCAAGAGATTGATAAAAAGTTAATACCTAGTTTTGACCGCCCTACTGTTTATTCTCGTTTTAATTTAAATGATTTGTACCGCGGTGATATGGATGCGCGTGCAGGCTTTTTTACTCAGATGCTGCAAAGCGGGGTAATGTCAATAAACGAGGTTAGAGCTGAAGAAGATAAAAACCCTATTGATGGCGGTGATGTTCATTTAGTGCAGGTTAATCAAATTGCACTTGATAAAATACAAGACTACAGCGATAACATAAGTAATAACAACAATGGAAGAGAAGAACCAAGAGAAGAAGCAGGAGAATAGAGAAGAGCTAGAGACTCGCGCTCACTATGCTGTTTCTAATAATACGCTAGAAGTTAGGACTGATAGTGATGAGATGATAATTGAGGGCTATGCTGCATTATATGATAATGAAACTAACATAGGCCCATTTAGAGAAACTATAGCACGCGGAGCATTTGACGATGTTATGCAAGATGACACGCGAGCTTTATTAAATCACGATCCCAATTATATTTTGGGCAGAAGCGGAGCTGGCACTTTAGAATTAGAGCTAGATGAGAAAGGTTTAAAATATCGCGTTAAATTAGGAGAGCAACAATACGCTAAAGATTTATATGAGAGCGTAAAGCGTGGGGATATCTCACAAAGCTCTTTTGCATTTACTATTGCAGAGCAGAGTTGGAACGAAAAAAGAACGGTAAGAACTATTGACAAGGTTGCAAATTTACTAGATGTTAGCCCTGTTACCTATCCGGCTTACCCTGACACTCACGGATTACAGGCACGAAATGAGGAGCTTGATTCGTCAGTTAATGAAGACGTAGTTGAAGAATCAACAAGCGACGAAATAAAAGAAGTTAGAAAAACAAAAACTAAAAAACAAAGCAAAATGAACTTGAAAGAGTTAAATGAGCTTCGCGGAAAGTTTTACAATGAGCATGTAACAATGATTGAAAATGCTGAGAGTGAAGGCCGTGAGCTAACAAATGAAGAGGAAACAAGAGCCGACTACCTAGAGGGAGAAGTTGAGCGTCTTGATAACAAAATTAAGCGCAGAAAAGCGCATGAGGATATGATTGCACGTTCTGCACACATGGGCGGAACATCAGTATCTGAGGCTAAAGAGATTGATAAAGTTAACCGTAGTTTCTCTATTTCAAGAGCTGTTGAAGCTACTAGCTTTGGCCGTTCTTTAGAGGGCGCAGAAGCTGAGTGGTTCCAGGAAGCATCTAAGGAATACAGAGAGCGCGGACTACAGATGAGCGGACAAATCGGAATTCCTGCATCAGCAATTTACAGAGCGGGTGCAGCAGACAATTTCCAGGCAGGTTCAGGTGATGGATCAGGATTTGTTGCAACAGAGGTTCCTGGTCTTATTGACGCACTACGTACACCAACAATGCTAGAGCGTTTAGGTGTTACTACAATTAACAACGCAACAGGCAACCTAAAGTTTCCAAGAGTTTCAGCAAAAGCAACAGGAACAGAAGAGGGAGAGGTTGATGCATCAGCGAACTCAGGAATGGAGATGGATGAGTTAACACTTTCTCCTGTTCGTGTGGCTAATAAAACTCTTTACTCTAAGCAGCTTATTCTTCAAGGTGGCCCAGGTATTGATGCACTAATTGCATCTGAGCTTGCAGCAGGTATTAACGAAACTATTGACAAAGCAGGATTTGCTAAAGCATCAGCAGGAGCAGGTTCATCATCTGATAAGGATGGAGCTATTGCAGCTAGTGACGTATTTGCAGCAGAGAAGGCAGTACTTGCAGCAGGTGGAGACCTTGCACGTTGTGCGTTTGTTGGTTCTCCAACAGCTATGCAGATTCTAAAGGGTGAGGCAGCAATTGCATCAATTAAAGCTCTTATGAATGATGGTAAGTTAGATGCATTTGATACACACTTTACACCTAACCTAGTAGATAGCGCAGCAGATAAGGGAGACCTTCTTTTTGCAGATTGGCAGAAAGCTATTGTATTAGCTTACTTTGGAGGTGTTGACATCTTAGTTGATCCATTTAGCAATGCAGGAACAGCACAGATTGCACTACACGTTAATAAGTTCTACGATTGCGAGGTGCAGCGTTCAGGCGCACTAGCAAGAGTATTTGACTTTACTTAATAGATAGTTAACTAAATAATGAGGGGCGGGTTTTGCGCTCGCCCCTTTTTTATTACTACACCATGAAATTAGAAATAACAACACAGCCAACAGGCACGGACATCCTTCCGCTATCTACAGCAAAAGAGTTTTTGCGTGTGGATCACAGCGATGAGGATACAACTATAACTGCACTAATTAATGCAGCAGTTCAGCATTGCCAGGATTACACTAACAGGCATTTTGTTGCATCTAATTTTACTCTTAGCCTAGATGCGTTTTACAATTGTGAGTTTTCTACTGCACCAATTAACACGATTACAGGCGTAACATACAAAGACGTTGCAAACGCAACGCAGACATTAGCAACTTCAAAGTATTGGTACGACACAAAGCGCGAGCCAGGCCGTATTAACTTTGACAATCCACCTGATACTTATGAGGATGACTTTAATACAGTTACTATATCAGGCACTTTAGGAGCTGCACCGGCTCAACCTGTTGTACACGCTATTAAAATGCTTGTAGCTCACTACTACGAAAACAGGCGCGCAGTAATAACAGGAACAATAACAGCAGAAATGCCTATAGGAGTAGCTGCACTTTTGAATCCTTATAGAGTAATATCTACTAAATGAACATAGGCGGTTTAGATAGAAGAATTATTATACAGAGTCCATCTTTGTCAGCTAACGCATACGGTGAGCGTGAGGAAACTTGGGGTACTCTTGCAACTGTGTGGGCGCAAATAGAGCGCAAACCTGCTGCCGTAGAACAAAATAGCGGAGAACAAATGGTGAGCGTAAACAAGGTTGTATTTAATATCCGTTACAGCTCAACAACTAAAACAACTAAAGCCGGCTACCGCATAAGCTACGATAGCAAGCTATATAGCATCCTTGGAGTACACGAGGTAGGCAGACAAGATCGCATACGTTTAATTACTGAAATAATTGAGTGATGAGCGTAACAGTAAGCGGTGTAAATAAACTATTTGATAAAATAGATAAGATTGCTAGGTGGAGTGAGAGGGATAGCCAAAACTTACAAGACATAGGCCACAGAGTAGGAAGCGTGTACGCTAACTATTTAAAAGCTAACATTAAAGATTATTCTAAACCTATTAAATTTAGAGGAGGCATAATAAGACCAGGGCAGTTAAAAAAATCAGCAGGGACATGGCTACCCGAAAAAGACAGAAACAATGTAATGGGTGGCCCTCGTACAAATTCAATAGGTAGAAGAAAAACGCGTAAGAATGCAGATGGTTTTTTTGCTCACTTTGTAGAAAAAGGGGATTTTCCGGAAAGATTTGGAGGTAAGCACCGCACACAAAATACCGGAGTATTTAGCAGGGGATTAAGTGCTACGCGTAGCAGGTCAGAAAAGCTACAATTGTCGTTACTAAGAAAAGAATTTTCACGATATTGCAAAGGACTATGACAGTAGGAAAAGCTATATATAACATTCTCAGCAACACGACTGCTGTAACAGATATTGTATCTACTAAGATTTACCCTGAGATTGCACCACAAAATGAATCGCAACCTTACATTGTGTATTCAGTGGTTAGCAATAGCCCAAGCAATACAAAGGATGATAACGGTGAGATAGATGAGGCAGCAATAGAGGTGTATTGTTTTAATACTAAATATACACTAGCAATAGATTTAGGCGTGGCAGTAAGGGCTGCGCTAGAGAGAAAAAATGGAACGTTTGGAGGAGTACAAATACAATCTATTAATTATACAAATGAACAGATGGATGTTAACCCTGAAAGAAATATTTGGGTAGCAATCCAAGATTATACAATAAGAATAAAGAATTAATATGGATTTTATTTTATTACATTGGCAGGAAATTTTACTTGCTTTATTAGTAGCTGCAAGGGCTATAGTTTCACTTTTACCATCAGATGCACCTGCAATTAAGGTTTTCGGATGGTTAGATACAATTATTACCGCGTTAGTAGGCGGTGACAAACGCAAAGACAACAACAAAAAAAATAACTAAAAAAAATGGCACAAACGACAGGCATAATAAATGGTTCTGATTTAAGAATCATGGTAGCTGCTGAGGGAGGCACTGAGTTAATTATTGACAATTTAACTGATTGCTCTATTTCAGTAACTAACGAGATGAAGGATAGCACAGTAAAGGCTAACGCAGGTTACAGAGCTTTACTTCCAGGTATGACATCTGCAACAATGAGTTTTACAGCAATGTATGCAACAGACTCAGCAGCAGGAACAGGCTTTGAAGCATTAAGCGGATTCCAACTAAACAAAACTAAATGTGATTTTAGATTTACTCACGTAGTTGGGCAAGCTGCATCAGAGAACGCAGGTGATTTTCGTTACCAAGTAAAAGGCTACATTGAGAGTTTAGAGCTTTCAGGGGGTACAGAAGACAACGCAACTTACACAGCATCTGTTCAAGTAGTAGAAACTATTGTAAGAGAAACAATCTCGTAACCCATGGAAATAACTATAGGAAACATTAAGTACCCATTAAGGGCAAGCATGAGAGCTTGGAGAAAGTTTGAAAAGGCAACAGGTGTTAAAGTTTCAGAGGTAGATTCTTCTGATGTTACAATGATACCTGAGCTTATTTTCTACTTTGTGCAGGAAGGATGTGAAAGCCAGGGTATGCGGTTTACTATGGATGTTGATGAATGGCTAGGCAAAATTGAGGTAACTGATTTACCTGATCTTGTTGAAGTCATTACCGAGGTGATGGGAGGTACAACCGGAGAGAAAAAAAAAGCGAAGAAAGCCAACCGCTAACGTGGCGAAGGATAGAGGAGATAGGGTTGGGGTTTTTAGGCCTCAGCCCTATAACCCTTTACATGATGACGTTTACAGAATTTGCTAACGCTGTTAGCGGAAAGCGCGAAGTCATGGAAGCTAGTGAACAATCTAATTGGGAGCGCACTAGATGGCAAACAGCTTTGCTTTTAAACGTTCACACAAAGAAAGGTGCTAAAATTAAACCCATTGATTTAGGCGTTTTTCCGTGGGAAGAGAAGGGAGAACAAGTAAAACCTAAAATAGATGGTTTTGCATTATTAAGAGCTATAAGTAAAAAACAATAGGGATGGCAAAGTTAGGAGATTTAATTGTAAATATTGGGGCTAACACTAAGAGCTTAGATAAAAGCCTAGGCCGTGTGCGCAGAAACATGCGCAACTTTGGCCGTAATTTTAAAGCATTAGGAAGAGATTTAACGCGCTCAGTTACTTTACCTCTTGCAGCTATTGGAGCAGCAGCAATTAAAAGTGCATCTGATTTAGAAACGTTAGAAGTTAGCTTTATTAGTTTGACAGGAGGAGCTGACCAAGCTGCAAAAATGATGCAGCAACTAAATCAGTTTACAGCACAAACGCCATTTCAAATAGATGCAGTAGCTACAGCAGCTAGGCAATTGATTGCATCAGGTACTGATATAAGCCAGGTAAATGAGCAATTGCAATTCCTTGGAGATATAGCTGCAACATCAGGTGCAGGAATTGATGAGATAGCTGCAATATTTGCAAAGGTAAATGCTAAGGGTAAAGTAGAATTAGAGAACCTAAACCAATTAGCTGAAAGAGGCATACCTATTTTTAAAACATTAAGCGAAGCAACAGGATTATTACCGAGCGAACTAGGCGCGGGAGCTGTTAGCGTTGAGCAATTTAATGAAGCACTAAAGAGCTTTGCAACAGAGGGAGGATTTGCTGAGGGCGCAATGAATCGGCTTAGTCAAACAACAGCAGGTAAATTAAGTACAGCACTAGACAATTTAAAACTAGCAGGTGCATCTCTAGTAGAGAGCATTATGCCACACATTAAATCATTAATAGATTTTATAACTAACCTAGCAAAAGCATTTATAAAACTTGATCCAACTATAAAAACTATAACCCTTGCAATAATTGGATTAACTGCTGCAATAGGGCCGTTGATGGTTTTACTTCCATCTTTTGGTGCTGCTGTTGGTAGCGCATTTACATTAGCAACAGGGCCTCTTGCACCGTTTATTGCAGCCCTGGGAGCTATTGTTGCAGGAATGGCTGCTATTGTTGCTGCTGCATTTATAATGTTTGATGACATAGCACCGCCATTAGTTAGGTTAGTAAATCTATATATCAAATGGCAAAATGAAAGCGCAGGAATAAGAAAAATAACTGCTCTTCTCACCAATAGCATTCGCGTTAATTTTATGCAAGTAACGCATCAGGTGGGATTAGCATTAGCGGTTTTAGAAACTTTGTTTGTTACTCTTGATGTGTTTGCAACAAAAGGTGCAGGCGAAGCATTTAAAGCATTGCAACAGGGCATGTCTAGGCAAAACGCTATATTTGCTAAAAATAGTAAAGAATTCGGAGATTTAATAAGAGAAATTTTTGAAACTGCAGAGGATGCGCCACCGTTAGAATTTATTACTGTTGATGAATTAATTGACCAAAAAAATAGAATTTTAGACCTGTTAGATTTTACTACCTGGTTTGAAGGTTTTGAAAGCGGAGCAGCAGACGCAACGGATAGCGTAAATGATTTATTAGATAGGTTAAATAAAGTTACAGAAAAAATACAAGAGGCGACAGTTAAATATGTTGAAATGAACAACGCCCAGGGAGAAGCGTTTAAAATACCTGAGGAATCAGGCGCGTTGTTAGGTTTCTTAAATGAGTTTGACATGGGCCTAGAAACTACAAAAGAAAATGTTGAAACTTTAGGCAGTACATTTAACGGATTAGGTCAACAGGTAGGTAGTATGTTTGTTGATGCAGTAGTTGAGGCACACAATTTTGCTGACACAATGAGAGCAGTTATTAAAACTGTTATAAAGGCTTTATTAAATCAGGCAATTGGTAATGTAATTGCTAACGCATCTAGCTCAACTAACCCGGCTAATCAGGCTAGTGCAGGTCTTACAATACCTTTATTTATAGGAGCAGGATTAGCTGCTGTAATGGGTGCATTTAACAACATGCCTGCTTTAGCTCAGGGAGGATTAGCGTTTGGGCCTACGACTGCATTAATTGGTGATAATAGAAATGCAGCTATAGATCCGGAGGTAGTTGCACCGTTATCAAAATTACGCGATATTATGGGAGGCTCAGGAACTCAAGTTTATGGGCGTATCTCAGGTGATGATATTTTAATAAGCAACTCACGCGCAATGCGTGACAGAAATAGAATGTAATGGCAGTTATATATGCAAAAAGTGAATTTACTGATGAGAAAGGTACTGATTGGCTAGTTAAGATAGTTGATGGAACTATTAGCACAGGAAATTTAAATTATGCATTTACTTTAGGGCCTGATGGGTTTCGTTTGTCATACGATTTTGATAACTTTGATAGGGCAAAACCTATTATAGGATCACGAGTACAATTTACATTATACCACAACGACACTTTAAACACAGAATTTAATGCGTTGTATGCTGCTTTAGATACAGCAGTGGAGGGAACATATCGAGTTGAGATATACCGTGACCAGGATAGCTCAAATGAAGCGTGGTGGGTAGGCGAGATACTACCTGAGCAAGTTATAATTCCTGATGAGTTTCCTAGCGCACCTGTGCAAATTACTGCCGTAGATGGTTTAGGTAATTTAAAAGGCATTGATTACAACAATGCAGGAAGTGCCTACACAGGTACAGAAAAAATAACAGGCCACATATATAATTGCTTAACAAAGGTTCACAGTGCTAACACATCAGCTACAGGATTCTGGGCAGGCGGTGATGTACTATGTGCATTTTTTGAAGATTTTATAGGTAAAGAATACAACACTTATATTTCATCTGGTCAGAATCAACAGCTTTATAATGCGCGTGTGCAGCATGATACCTTTTACAATTTAGATGAGGATGGCACTAAACAATATTTTTCTACTTATGAAGTTTTAGAAAGTATATGCATAGCATTTAACTCTTGCATATTTATGGCACAAGGCAAATTTTGGTTTGTACCTCTTGGAGCAATACAATCACACGCATCTAACGCATTAGATATTTATCATGAAATAAGAGGAGGCGGAGTTGTAACTTATAACACATCAGCAAACGTAACATATAGTGCTGCATTTGGTAACAATAGTGCAGACTTTGAAAAGCTCGCAGGATGGGAGCGCAGCAGTACACCGGCATTTAAAGAAGTTAAAAGAGTTAGAGATTACCAAGGTGATAAGCCTATTTTATATAGGAGTGAGTTAGCAGTAAACACATTAATTCAGGATGAGGATGCAGCAAGGCCACAAGGTCAGCAGTTATTAGTTGCAGGTAAATTAAATTATTATACTGATGGCATAGGCAGTTACACAGGTGAGGACAAAATTGCAAGAATAGAAATATCAATAACATTAAGAGTAGGTGATGCAGGCGGTACAAGTAGATACCTTAAAAGAGGTGCAACCTACACAGCAAATTCTCAGTCTTACGTTGCTTTATCTAATGGAGATGGTACATTTACTCACTATTTTTATGAGGCTCCACAGTATGAAGAAGCAACATGGGATGCGAGTAGCAGTAGCAGAATGGTAATTGTAGGCAATCCGTTTGATGTAACTACAGGTATTGAGTTGGGTGCTACAATGGTAAACCCTATATATGATGGCAACACTTTTTCTTTTATTACACCACCTATTCCTGCTGATGCAAGCGGTTTGCAGTTAGAAGTTGATATTGCAGGTATAGATCATGATGGTGTGGCTGTTGCTGATTGGAGTAACTCAGGGAATGCAACTTTTTATGTTTCTGATGTAGGTGCGTGGGTATATGACAACGACAATTCACAAGAATTTGGAGAAATAGATATAACAGCATTTAACAATGATGATGCTAGATACAAACTAGAACAAGGAAAGACTTTTATTGGTGATAGAATTACTGACAGCGACCTAGGTACTATAAAAATTTACAACGGTTCGGCTTTTGTATTATCAACTGAGTGGTATAATTCACAAAGTGCAACAACAGGGTTATCTATAAACGGTTTAGGTGTTAAAGAAAGATTAGCAGCTAATAAAAAAGCTAGGAGAACAGAGAGAGGAACATTGTTAAGGGTAGGCACTAAATTTTTGCACCCTTATAGCATTTTAACAAACTCAGACGAGGGAACAGTGTACTATCAGGTTACAGGGTTAGACTTTGTAGCATCAAGATGTGAGTATGATGTAGAATGTATGTTTTTAAGCCGTGATATTGCAGATATTACAATAGCACAAGACAATCCGCAACCAAGCAAAGGTGATCCATGGCCTACTGTTGCACTTGATAGCAGCAAAATGCCCACAACGTCAGATGATACTGTTTTGGGATTAAACAACACTAAGTCTGCATTTTTAGAAACTGACACACACGGATTGACTGAGCTAAAAGTATCAACAGGCTCAGGTACTCAAGATATTATTTTACTTACTTCATTGCCTACTTCTGGACACACTAACGTTTTAGGCATTAGAGGTGATGGAAGAATGGATTTTGTAGTTAATGGCACAGCAGGGCAAGTTTTAACTATTTCAGGAGGCGCAACTACTTACGGATGGGCTAACGCGCCAGGTGCAGGTTGGTTAGGTTCTACAACACGAATAAAAATATTACCTAGAGATTTTGTAGCTAACGATGTAGGAAGGCCGTTAATGATGGAAGATGATAACATAGGATCAAACGAGTTATTTCTGCACTCATTTAGTAGTTCTGACATGTTTGCATCAATACCTATTCCTACAGGCTACACAGCTACTCATGTAAAAATATTTGGCAGCGATACATCACAGGATTTCTATGTGTATGAGGCTGACATTGACAGTAAAACAATAGCAATAAAAGGAACTGCAACATCAATAGGAACGGAAAAGGATATTACTGATGTGGCAAGTGATACAACAAATTATCTTATAATCAGAGTAACTTCTGACGGCTCAACTGATGAGGTGCATGGTGGTTACGTTACAATAACAGCATCATAATGGCACTAGAGAGCGCAAAATTTACAAGGATACACAATAAAACAGGTAGTGATTTAAGCGCTATGCAAACAGCATTTAATAATAATAAGCATTTAGATGTTATTGATTTTCCTGCTGAATCTGCAATGTTGTTTCAGATACAAAAAATGCAGGAAGAGCTAGAATATTTAAGAACTGAAATAGCTTTAAACAAAGCTAAAGTATCATTAGCAGGGCCTACCACATCTATATCATTTGGAGACCTTATTTCTACTACATCAAGAGGAAAAACAACTTACACAATAGTATTAACTGCTACAAAAGATGGGGTAAGTAAATCAACAACATTAACATTGAGATGATGGACAAAGCGCAAATACTAGGGTTGAATATACTGTGGGGAGGATGGAGCGCTGCAATGCTTACTGAGTGCCTAGGTGTTGTTATTGGTATAATAGGCGGTATAACTTTGATATGGCTAAACATTGAAGGTATAATAACACACAGAAAAAACCGCGATAAATGACTTGGCTACCTTATATAGCAATAATTATTTTAAACGCTGCTAATTGTCGTTTTAAGCGGATTAAATATGGTAGGTATGATATACATGATATTATGTGTATGGTTATTTCAATAATAGGGATATGCGTTATTTTGATTTAATGGAGTTTGATAGCCCTGATTTACCAGGATCGGGAGAATTTATGAGTCAGGATTTTCTTGATTTATTAGATAAGGCAAGAGAGCGCGCAGGAGTGCCGTTTGTTATTACCTCAGGTTACAGAACACACGAACACCAGGAAAAACTAAAATTAAAAGGCTATAAAGTAAGTAAAGACAGCTCACACCGTTTAGGTTTAGCAGCAGATATTAAATGTATTGATAGTGTAAACCGTTATAAGATTATAGAGGCTCTTTTATATGTAGGCATTAACCGCATAGGCATTGGTAAAACGTTTATTCATGCAGATTTAGACAATAGAAAACATAAACCTATAGAAGTAATTTGGAATTATTAAGATGAAGAAACAAAGCGTATTTAGTGTAGCATTAGCAAAGTTTGATTTAACACAAATTTTTAAAGACAAGAGGTTAAAATGGAGCGCAAAACGTACTGTAACAGGAGTAATTGTAATAACAGCATGTGAGCAGATACTGCAAAACGGTGCAACGTGGGAAAACGTTATTTTGTGTTGTGTGGGTATTTTACCGCTGTGTTTGTCGTTTTTTGAAAGAAAATGCGTAGATTGCAAATGCAAATGATTGAATAGGCACAATTATTTTTATTTATCTTGTTTGGAATCCCTCACCCTACCCGGTGGGGGTTTTTTCGTTATTGACAATACTGCGTTAATAAGTTATTTTGTAAGTGAGGCATTTTGTGTCCTATAATTGTCCTGTCACTAAAAAACAATGATATGACATTTTTACAAAACAACTACGAGCGCGAGGCAGCCGGCTCACAATATCTAAAGCTGTCACCAAATGAATCCGTAACTATTAGAATAATATCTAAGGCTATTGAAGGATTTGAAACCTGGATAGACAAAAAGCCTCTTAGGTGGAAAGAGGAAGGAGAGATGCCAAAAGCAGCATACAAATCAGATGACAAGGCAAGGCCATTTGCAGCATTTAATGTATGGCATCATGAAGATGGTAAATTTAAGATTTACTGCTGTGTTGCCCGCTCTATTTTACAGGAAATAAAAAACCTATCTGAAATAGAAGGCGATCCTATGCAATATGATTTAAAAATTACGCGCAAAGGTGCGGGATTAGATACTAAATACTATGTGCGTGTTGATAGTAAAGAGCCGCTAGATTTAGACATAATTGAGTTAGCGCAGAAGTTTAATGATAAAGTAGATTTAGAAGAGTTGTTTGTGGAGGGAGGTAATCCTTTTAAGAATTAGAAAATGAAAATCCACGATGTAACTTTATCATTTAGTTCGCTAAAGCAGTTTAGCAAAAGCCCTGCGCATTGGGTAGAGTACAAAAAAGAAAACAAAAAAAAGCCTTCCGCAGTAATGAGGAGAGGCACGTTAGCACATCTTTTAGTGCTAGAGCCTGAAAAACAAATTGATTTACAAATAATAGATTGTAAAACAAAAGCATCTAAAGAGTTTAAAAGCGCAGTTGAGCAATACGATAAACCAAGGGATACTAAAGTTTATACTCGCAAAGAATTTGATGAAGCCCTAAATTTAGCTGAGGCCATAATGGCTCACCCATTAGCTAATAAATTAGTTTCTGAGGCTACGGAAGTAGAAAAGCACGTGAATTTTAGAATTGACAATGTAGATTTTCACGGTTATATAGACGTATTAGGGCATGATTACATTGCAGATATAAAAATTACCGATAACGATCCTAAAAAAATCATGAGGTGGGTTTTAGATAATTTATATCACATGCAACTTGCTATGTATTCAAACGCGGTTTTTTTAACTCAAAATAATATAAAGCATTATTTAATCACTTGTGATCCAAACCCTCCTTATGGTGTTGTAGTGTATGAAATGAGTCCAAGAATGTTAAATGATGGTTATAACTGCGCTAGGCTTGAAGTGCAAATGTTTAAAGAATGGTACAGGGGATGGGATGGTAAGACAGCACCAAAATCATATGATTATTTAGAGCCTTCTAACGGTTCTATGTGGTTAGACCTTCCAAATTGGTACAAATGAATAAAGAAGATTTGAAAGATTATATTAAAAAGTTGTACGGCAGTCAACAGGCCTGTGCAAATGCGTTAGGAGTTGATAGGAGAACGGTTTACCGTTGGATTAATGAAAACCCTAAAAGGATGATTAAATATGTTGATACGATTGTAAAAACGTCAGATACAACAAAAATTCAAATTATAGGTGAAATATTATACCATGATGAGGAGTTAAATGGCTAAACAATTTACAGGCGTATGGATTCCAAAAGTTATCTACCAGGATCAAAAACTAACACCTACAGATAAGCTAATTTTAGCAGATATATTTAATTTATGTGCTGATAATGGCGAGTATTTTAAAACTAATGAAACTATCTCAAATGAAATTAACATATCAATTCCGTCTGTATCTAGGTCAATTAAAAAATTAACTAATTTAAACTATATAAAATGCGAGTATAACGGCCGAGCAAGGCTAATCAAAATGATAAGCACCCTAATCAAAATGATAAAGCAGCCTAATCAAATTGATAAAGCAGCTTCATCAAAAAGATTAGATAGTATACATAATAGTAAACAACTTAAAAAACATCATAGTGAAGACCTGGTTTTTCCATACGATTCTAACGAATTTAAAAAGTGGTGGAATATATGGAAAGAGTATAGGCAAGAGCAACACGGTTTTAAATACAAATCATTGAAATCTGAGCAACTAAGATTAAAACAAATAGCTAAAGAAAGTAATTATGACGAACAAGAAACAATTAAAAGAATTGAAAACGCAATTGCAAACGGTTGGAAAGGCATCTACCCAATTAGAAAAGAAAAAACAAGAGGTGCGCTTAATGCAAGAGAAGCAATTGAGTGGGCTAGTAAAAAATAGTAAGGAAATTATCAGAGGCTTATCTGCACAAGATGCTTTTGAAGATGGGTTGTTGTTACATACTGCAAATGCTATTGATGGCACTAATTGTAAATTATTATTATTAGGCGAGCTAGAAAGATTAGTGAGGGCAGTTAATGCAACACGTAGTTTTCAAACGCAGGAAGATTTACAGGATGCTGTCGATGATGTAATAGAATTATTTCCAACCTTAAAAGTTGAAGAAATATTGTTGTGTTTTAAGCAAATAAGGCAAGGTAAATTTGAGTTGTTTGGCAACCTTACAACAAACACACTAATTAAATGCTTACATAAGTACGAGGCTGACAATACAACCATATTAAGAGAACGTAAATATGATTATAAGGATAAGCCTCTACTACCATATCACACAGGCATGATTAATTGGAAGGCACTTGGTGATGCTATTATAGTAGAACAAACTCAAAAATCTCTAGAAGAGCTAGGAGGCCACACACATTTAACTGAATCAGATTTTGAAGAAATTAAAAAAGCCCAAGAAAAGTATAAAACGCAAAACGCTGATTAAAAAGTTAGATGCTGCCTTCTCTCAATACATACGTTGGAGAGATGCTGATGCCGATGGCTTAGTACAGTGCTGCACTTGTGATACAAAGAAGCACGTCAAAGCTATGCAGTGCGGTCACTTTATGAGTAGGCGTTACTATTCACTTAGATGGCATGAGAAAAACGCACACGGACAATGTTACGGTTGCAATATAGGAGACCAAGGAAGGCAGTATGAGCATAGCAAACACATTAATGAGAAGTATGGAGAAGGCACAGCAGAGAATTTATTAAAAAGATCTAAGGATAGTAGGAAATATACAAATGAGGAACTTATACAATTAATAATTTATTATAAAACAAAGGCAGATGATATGCAAAATAAACACTGTTAGTAAGCTACACTCACATCCTACTTACACTAAGGAAGAAAGAGAAGAGATAGCTTACAGGATAACACAGTACGCACGCAACGAACGTGTTGAATATACATACCAGGATAATAATGATGTGTATGTGTCAACAGTAGGAATGACAGTAGCACGTAAGGCATGGCTTGCAGCTATGGCAAAAGAAATATATCAACCATCTAACACTAGAGTTTATGGCATCAAAACCAAAGCCGAGAGAGGGCAACAAATACATCACAGGCGTAAAACCCCACAAGGGAAGAAAGTATCATGAAAAGAGATACAACACCAGGAGATGGAGAGCGTTACGCGCTGCGTTTCTTGCTTGCAATCCTGTGTGCGTTAACTGTGATAGGCTTGCTACTGTGTGCGACCATATCACACCTGTCCGGCAGGGCGGTAGCTTTTGGAATGGCCCTTTTCAACCTATGTGCAATCATTGCCACGCTGTTAAGTCAGGACAGGAGCGACACACAAAAAAAAAAGAATGAGGGGGATGGGGTTTAATAAATTAAATATGCTTGCACGTATAT